TTTTTATTTTTAATCTTTTTTATTTTTAATCTTTTTTATTTTTATTTTTAATCTTTTTTATTTTTAATCTTTTTTTTACTAATCAAACTCATCTCCCCAGCACATAGAGATGGGGGTGGGCACAAACTTTCGCGGTTCTGCCTGCGTTAGCGGTTCTACCTGCGTTAGCGGTTCTACCTGCGTGAGCGGTTCTGAATGCGTTAGCGGTGGTGACGAGTCAACAATCTCAGATGGACTGGCATGTATGTCAGAGCTAATGGTAGAAGCCAGGCGAGGTGGAGGTCTAGATGGAGGCGGAGGTCTAGATGTGACTTGTTCTGAACTCGGTTGTGTCGTATTTCCGGCTTTGGAAGGTGCTTTATTAGAAACCACTTTAGACCACATTTGCGACGTGCTACTACTCGCAGTACGGGTTGAAGGGACTGCCGGTTGCGACAAAGACGGAAAAGTATTCATATCTTGAGATTGCAATATGTCTACTTCTTCTTCTACTACCGGTAGAATTGAAAATTTATTGGTCGTATTTTTTTTGTTTGGACCTACTTTGTTTGGACCTACTTTGTTTGGACCTACTTTGTTTGGACTGGCCGTTAAACACGGGCGCACAGGTTCCTCGCTGTCAGATTTGTTGGTAGCGGCTACTGTGTTAGATGTTACGTTTGAGTCAGGACAATACTTTTTAGTGTGTCCGGTTAAACCGCATTCCTGACACACGATTTCAATTAAGGCCGGACATTGCACAAAACCATCGCTGTCAAACTGATTGTGCGTGAGATATTCGGATTTATGGGCATTGTAACAAAAGCGACAAAACTTATTGGGGTTTTCTTTCTGTTGCTTAGGGGCCGGACATCGTTTCTCAATGTGTCCTTTTGAATTACAATTGGTACACATATAAGCCAATAATTTAGGACAGGTTAATTCGCCATTAACCGGATTATTGAATTGATAATGGGAAGTATAGACTTGGACGGGCTCGCCAGCACCTGCGCAAAATTTGCAGTATTTGCTGGCGGAATTTTTGTTTTGGGACTTAGTAGACGCCATATTGATTCTGGTTTGCTGAATTGCTGAATTGCTGGTTTGCTGAATTGCTGAATTGTTTGTAAATACTACTTGGTGTTTTTAAGTAACGCATTTCAATTTTAAAATGTCTAGGCAATTTTTTAAAAATTTTTTACAATTAAGCCTAGCTAATGAATAAGCGAAAGGACTTAAATATATCTTATTTTTTTTGATTAACAAAAAAATGGCAACCATTTCTGAGATGCATATTGTGATAGTAGCTGATATTTCCGGTTCAATGAGTAGTATGGGAGATACGCCACGTATTAAATTAAACGAGTTTATAAAAGAGCAACATGCAGAGGTGTCGATAGACTGTTGGACTTTTAATGATTCGCACCAGTTATTATTTGAAAATAAGTCTGTTGCCGAGGCACACATAACCGAGCTAACGCCGACTGGAGGAACGGCCTTGTATGCTTCGCTGGGGTATATAATTGATAAAACCGGTCAAAAATTAGCAAATATGCCCGAGGCTAGTAGACCCCAGCGGGTCATTGTAGTTATTTATACTGATGGTGAAGAAAATTCCTCAAAAGGTGAGTATAGTGGAGAGAGAGGACGGTTATTAGTGAAAAGTAAGATTGAGCATCAACAATCCGTCTATAGTTGGGTGTTTTTGTTTTTAGGTTCGAATATTGATGCCGTACAAAACGGTACGAGCATTGGTATAACCCCCGAAACGTGTCTAAATTATAAGTCAAATGAATATGGTTACAACGCGGTCTTTCGCAGCGCCTCCCAAGCACTTGAGCGGGTGCGTAGTGTTGTGCCGTCGGCAAATGAAAATCACGCGGAAGTTATAAAACGGGTGGCTTTTACGGAAGAAGACCGACAAATGTAGTTGTATTACATGCGTTTACGCTGGCTCTTTTGTTTTCGCCGGCTCTTTTGTTTGCGCCGGCTCTGGTTCTTGTGTTTGCGCCGGCTCTTTTTCTGTCTCTGGCTCTTTTGTTTGCGCCGGCTCTTTTTCTGTCTCTGGCTCTTTTTATGGTGCTGGCTCTGGTGGTTTATATATTTTTTTTTACCCCCGATAAACTTCACATCACCTAATGAGATTTCACGTTGAACCAGCTCTATGATTGTGCCAATATTGTCTTTGGTAATATTTACCACACTACCGCTGTCACCGCTCTTTACTGGTATTATATCACTACGTATGTCCTCGACATAAATGGGTTCGGTTTTCACGCTATGTATGGTTTTCGGTGAAAAATCATTAAGACTTTTCATATCATTAAATATAAAAAATACTAAGACTTTTCGGTTTGTACTTTCCAATTTCTTGCGATGTTCTGACAGTTTAAATAATGTGGTGGTGGTAGGTTCGTTTGGATGCGCATGTCTAACCGTTGTATAGTCCGCAGAAAACCCATGGTTAGGACCAAATTCGGCATTAGTAAATATCGGAATAGTATGGCGAACTAAATCATCGTTGAAAAAGATTGTCGTACTGGGGTTCTTATTCGTATTAAACCGAATAAGCGGACATGCGTTATAATAATCCGGGGCTGGTGGGATAATTTTATTATAGTCGGGTTTTTTACTGTCATGGGTTAATATAAATTCGGTGGTAACTGGTGAGTCAATATATGTTATTATGGTGCGAAACGTATTATCTTTATGCATACCTACATAGTCTAACATATCGGTATTAAAGATACAATAATAGGGTTTATTCACGGCCATGCTATCTAAAAAATTCCCGTTCGCAAGTATATCGAGTAAATATGGTCGAATATATGTAGTGTAAGCATCGGAATATTGTGTTAGCTGGTCATTTTTATATGCGTATTTATAATACTCAAACCAGCTGGAGGTTTGTATACGCGCCGAATCAAATGCGGTTTTTAAATTTTTGTCCTGGGGTGTAGACGGAGCTGAGGGATAAGTATATATAGGATAAGTGTATATAAATTGTATTTGTACCCCGGTGGTAGTTCTTGTCAGAACAAAAATAATATCATAATTCATTTCATTATATTCTTGGCTAAAATTTTTATCTGCGATAACTTTTATTTTTAAATCTGTGCTTTTTTTCATGTTTTTTCTTTTCGATTCTAACATATTTGCAAATGTAGCTGGTAAATTTTCTTCGGCCAGAGCTTGTTCAATAGCAATATCAATAGCAATATCGATGTCATTGTCTAATTGGTTTATCGTTTCTATGTTGCGCCCTCTAAAAACTGTCATATATGTGCCGATTTTTCGTGTAAACTCATATAATTCTTTATAAAAGTTATTTTTGTTACTGTCGGTATAATACGTTAAAATATTTTCCACACTACCCTGCTCATTAACATAGTTCAATGCCATGTTTTTTTGTACGAGGGCTGGCATCGGACAACTTTCTTCCACTTCCATATGTATATATGTATATATGTATATATTTATATAAAAATATATATATAAAAAAATAAAAATGATATAGACAAGACGTCACTAGATTAAACTACTAGATGTAAAAATTAGCTGGTCAAAGTAAAGTTACCGTATACTGTATCAAAACCATTTATACCGGCAGTATTGTTATTTATAAAAAAATAAATGGGTTCGGCGCGAAATAAATTCAGACAACCTCTATACGGCTTACGTTCATTTACCAGCTTAATTATTAAATTATAAACTGCCTGCATACATAATCTAATTTCTATGTCAGCCGTGTTAAAAGTAAAGACACAATTCTCTCCAAAACAAAAACTATATTCGGCTTTACAAGGAATATTATTGATAATAGATATATTATTGGAATGAAAGATATCTAGACCGGATATTAATACACTGTTTATAATAAGGGTTATATTATTACAGCGATGCATTATCAAATGGTTTATTTTGGTATTTACATATATCAGGGCGTTATCCGTATTATCAATATAATACGTTTTCTTGATTAAATTGTTATTTAATAGATTATCGTGTATTACAATGCTCTCATTATCTTTGTTTTCTAGAAAGATATGATTATTGTAACATTTAGTCCAGGCATGTATGATATTATTTTGTAAAATATTAGGGTCCATATTATACAGTGTCAATATTATACAATGTCAATATTATACAATGTCAATATTATACAATGTCAATATTATACAATGTCAATATTATACTTTTCCTACATTTTATATAACGCGAGCAACCCACCAATGATAGATAAATGAGTTACAAATTCATAATAAGGTTTACCACTTGTAAATGGATTATGATACATCATAGTTGCCACAATTGTAAATACTATTAAAGACAACAGTGCCATTTTAAATAACGGCAATAACTTAAATAACCCAGTATACGTATAACTGGTTATAATTACCGGTGCAATAATTTCCAATAATATCACACAACTAATAACTAATTTGGAGAGACTAAGAGGAATATTTACTTTCTTAGAAAAGTCACTATATGTTTTGGAAAACATATAGATTTTCTCCAGCCCGCTTAAAAAAAACATTAAAGTAATCAGAATAGATGGAAAAAATAAATTCAGCATTTATATATGGGACATATTATTATTATTATTAATAATAATAATAAATAATCCATTTTCTCTCGTAGAAAACCCACTTACGCTAAACCTAAATAATTACGTCCAATTTTACTAGTAAGAAACATACCAATGCCACAGGCAATTTGCAGATAGAAGATGTTACTCCTTTTTGTACAGCATAATAAAAACCCAGATAACATAATAAAAAGTAAAAAAAACATCCAAAATAATTGAGTAAACATATCCATTATATAATATAAAATAAAATATATTATATTATATTATATTATATTATATTATATTATTCGCCTGTTTTTATTTGCTAGGTCGGAACGCGTGGGCGAATATTCCCAGAGCAATAATACCCAACACCAATCCGGTATGGTAATATATTTGCATACCTCTATACATTTGCAACCACGCTTTGGTTTGGTCGGGTGTTGTAATGTAATTCAACATCCAATTCTTTTTAGGTGAGAGAGTATAATAAAAATAATTTGTTAGGAAACTGGTGGCTAAAACTAAGCAAACCATCGACGTGGTTGATAACATTTTGTGGTCTGAATACACATTCGTCAGAATAATAAAGAGAGAAAGAATAAACCCTAGAATATAGCCTTTATAATAAATGGTTGTACGCTCGTGTGTTATTTGTTCATATATTTTTTGCAAATTGTCTGGAAGTTGCGCTTTGTATTTTACAATTATCTGACTCGTTGCTATAGAGTAATTCATGTATATCATCCCTATAAGGAAAACTGTCGCTACAGAACAACTTATTGTACACGGCGCCATTATATACTCAAAATAAATTTTTGTTTAATGCCGTCGGTAATCCATGACCGAATAAAATCATATATATCAATATGACAGCAGCCAATAAAATACTTCGGTTTTCAGCCACAAATGGTCTTTGACCCAAAATATAAATCATAAACAGATATAATAAAATACCAATTATTACCGCATGCAAAAACATCATTCGTCCGAGTTCCATTTTTATATATTATATGGAAGAAAAAAAAAGAATTTGGATTGTCTAAATGTCTAAATTACAAATGCATGGGTTCAAATGCATGGGGTTCAAATGCATGGGGTTCAAATGAAAGTTTATATCTGTCTTTTTCTTGTAATGTTGTTCTTTTTCCTAAAAATTTAAAATATTTATTCGCTAAAGTATATTGTTTGGGTTTTTTTCTTCTCAATACTTTTAGTCGAACACGCATAATCATGCCTACTTGCCATATACGCTTATGTGTATATTGTTTGTCTTTATATAGTTTTTCTAGTTTATCAATAGTGTTTTTAACATCGCCTAATGTTGTATATTTTATGTTTATGGTATCATTTGGATTTTTATCAATATATACATCAAATGATTTTTTCGGATTTTTTGGATTAAATAAAAATTGTTTTTTTGCAGATTTTATATGTTTTTTATGTTTTATATTATGTAATTTCTTTGTTTTATTTTTCATAAAATATAACTATATTTTATTATTTATTATGCCGTTAAAGTCGTAAATTGAAAAAGTACTTTTTGCTAGACCTAATGCATTTGTACTTCTCTAAAAAAAAGTATTTTTTGCTGTACTTTTTTTTAAAAAGTACTTTTTGCTAGACCCATTGCATTTGTACTTTTTTAAAAAGTACTTTTTGCTATACTTTTTTTTAAAAAAGTATATATATAATGCTCAAAGAATTACTTGCCTTGTCAGAACATGACATTCATAAAAATATATATACTTATAGTACTTTTATATCGATTGGGCTGATAATTATTGCGTATTCTGGTATATTTTATATAAATCCTGAATACCTAAATAAAATTCATTCGTTTTTATTACTATATGTATGTGCGATTCTACTTATTCGCTTTAATCCTTATGCCAGCAAACATATTGCAAAATATTCAAGTTTTGACCGAAAAATAGCCTTTACGGCAGGAGTTATTTTATTTACAACTGTGGTAGCTAAAAAAATAACTGATTATGCTATTCCTATGAAGGAGCTTATTGAAGATGTATTAACCATATAGTTGGTACGTTACATATATTTTATATATATAGCATGCAGATGTTTTAGCCATGCAGATGCTTTAGCCATGCAGATGCTTTAGCCATGCAGATGTTTTAGCCATGCAGATGCTTTAGCCATGGACGATTTTTTTCCGCGTAGCTCGACTTTTCAGCGAATGGGAAAGTTTAGATTTAGGTTTATGTCTACGTGTATCTTTAGACCGTTCTTTCTTGAAAAAATTCTCC